CGGGAGGGGCTTTGTTTTGTAATGTGAATTTGCGCATTTTATATTAAGATTATATAAATATTTATTTGTTATTAGTAATCGAGATTGGTATAATATGCCTTCTTTCTTACGAACTTGCACTTGTTTATTTTATGATACTAATATTTCTTGTTAAATATTTGACATTCTGTCTTATGTTGACTAATATTTTTTGTAATTTACTTTATTATTTTGTTTTATGCACTATTTTAAAACTACTTTGCATTATTTATTAAGCTACTATATTCAGGTTGAAAATAATATCCATAATTTTAACACCCCCAATTTCAATTTATTATTTTTTTGAGACCGCCAGTATTTTCTGTGTCTCCACTTACTTTGTATTTTTAGATTACTTTTTGTAACCTCTTTTGATTAACGTTACCACTTAGATATATTAAAATTTATAAAGAATTGTTTGGACTTTGAGATTCAGTTACTCGCCGCGGGTATTGCACCTAGTGTTTCCGCCCCCTGTTTGCCAAAAGCTCTGTTTTTGTTTCGTGCCTTACATACAACCCAAAAATTAAAATCTTAAAAGAATCCGTGATCTGGTTTAAAAGTGATCAACTCTTGTTATAGGACTGTGTGTACATGTCCTTAGGTTTTCTCAAATCCGTTAAGTTTCCTGTTAAAACTCGGAGAACCTGCGACCATGCAGTGGGGTCTAAAGTATGAAGTATGAAGTTGTTTAAAGATATTAACGATTTTAACTTACTAGCCGGTGTGGATACTCTTTCTTCGGAAATTGTTGACGGCGAAAACGTACCCTTGGAAAATAGCAATGAACAATTGCAAAATGAAAATGTTATTTTATATAACACAGTGGAAATTGAATCTGATACCGATTCTAACCCAGATATTACTTCAGAAGTTGATTCTGCTTGTAGTGTCTACGACTCTTCTAGGAGTTACTCCTCTAGTGATTATTCCGATACTCATTTAGAGCACTTTGCTCAGCTCGAACTAGAAAATCATTCCTCTTCTGATAATGAGGGTGGTCAATATTTATGTGATCATGACGATTGTCAAGAGTATGGTTTTTGTGAAGTTGGTCTTTGTGATGTGTGTATTTCTTGGAAGTTACACTTAGAAAATGAAATGGATGGTCATGATTTTTATGATGATCTAGAATTTTTTGAAGAAGATTGTACTTGTACTTTCAACATGCGAGAGCGCGTCGATTCGACGTCAATAAACAGAATCGACGAAGTTGTCCTTGATGATACGCTTTACAATCTTAAATCTTTAACCCCTAGTGATGTTTTGTTTAATGAACAAGATAATGTATATATTACCAATTATCAGGAATTAGAACCTACTGTAGATACACCTGTAGATATTACCACAAAAGAAGAACTCTTTACAGACTTAATTAAGAATGCTATTGAGAAATGCGCAACAGGAAATGCTCGCGTTTCTATCAAGGATTTAGTAGAATCTATCTTTTTGAATGGAACAGTACCGTATGAATTTTTGGAAGAAGTTGCAGATTTCTCTGGACATTATGATGAAAATAGAACCCCAGAAATGGTGGAGAACTTGTTCCAATCTATGATGGAGGATATTGATTTAGATGACCCGGCTCAAGAACAGTCCGGTGACTGCAAAAAAACTAAGAAAAAGGGTTTTTTTTCTAGTTTTACTGCTGATGTTGCCAATGATGTACTTGATGAAGTTGAAGATAAACATGGTATTATTTCTGAATTAAAAGATTTGTTAGGCGGTTTTAAGAACACGTCTGATAAGTTGAATGATATTAGTATTGATTCTATTTTACAAACTATTGCTAAATCTCAGACAGTAGGCAATGTAGCACGTAAGGCTACAAAAGGCTTGTTGTCGTTGGTTGTTTTTAGTGGATCTGTCTTATTATATAAATTTGAACCTACACATACCAATATGGGGCTTATGGGACTTTCTTTTTGCGCTATGCTATATTATACCAATTTATTGGGAAATGTTGCTAATGTATTTACTACAATGGGCTTTTTAAGAGATTTAACTTCCGATACAGTTAAAGAACAAGCTACTAGTGACTTTGTTACTACGGGCTTGAGCTTTGTAATGGGATGCTATTTTCGACGATGGGCTAAGGTTCCGGACATGATATATTCTTCAATTGCACAAATTGGACATACTAGATCTGGCTTTAGTGATATCTATGATATGCTTATTAAATTAGTCGAGAATATAACTAATTATATTCGTGTAGAATTTTTACAGATGAACAAGATACGACTTGTTGGTTCAAGTCTTGTTGAAGTTGATTTTTTTATTGAGAATGTCCAAAAAATTATGGATCTTGAAGATTCCGGTAGGTTTTATAAAACCACAGATAATTTTTTGCGTCTTCAAACTTTAAGAAATGAAGGAAATGCTCTATTGAAGTCGATACATTCCAACGGTAAAACGTCAGGAGCTTTGTTGTTAGCAAGAAATGCTCTTGCGAATATATGCAAACTCATACGTGAATTTCAAGCAAGAAATGTCAATGCGGATGGTGCCAGACAAGAACCTGTTGGTGTTTGTTTACAAGGAGGTACTGGTGTTGGTAAAAGTATGACTATGCAGAACATATGTAGCGCTTTTTGTGCTGAAACTCTTGATGATGATCAGTTTGCGTCTTTCCAGGATAATAGAAGTAATTGGATTTTCAATTACCAAGTAGAAAATGGATTTTTTGATGGTTACCAACCTACTACACATGTTACTTATTTCGATGAAATGTTCCAGGCAGTTGATATTGCTGGGAAGCCTGAATCTGAAGCTATGACTTTGCTTCGAATGATAAACACTTTTGAAATGGCTTTACATATGGCAAAATTAGAGACAAAGGGAAATATTAAGTTCCACTCTAAGCTTGTTATAGGTACCACCAATGCTGTTAAATTTAAACTTGAAAGTATTATTAAGCCTGAAGCTGTTATTCGTAGGATGCACGTCAAAGTTTTGGTTACACCAAAACCGGAATACTGCTTGGATCTCAATGAAGATTATTGGCAACGATCATTCGATTTTTCTAAGATACCAGATGCTGTTACTGTCAAGCACCAACATTTTTTTGTATGTAATGATGAAGGTAAAGCTATAGGTGAGCCGTTTGAATTTGATGAACTTATGCAACGTATCTTCAAGGAATACGAAAAACGTAAGAAATTTCATTTACAAAACTGTGTAGCTTATGCTGAAACACAAGACGAATATCGTCAAGCTCGAAATGAACGTTTGGAGAAAGTTATGCCAGTTACTCAAGAGCAAGGTATTACCTTAGCTATGAAGAATAAATTGGCCACTCATGAGTTTGCACAAGATCTTGATATGTTTGGTACTCAGATAGATACTACAGTACAACGTATAGTAAACTGGTTTGCGACTTTAACTCCTAAAGAAGTGGAACGTCGAACTAGGGTTTTAACAGACTTTATGGAAGAGATATACACTATTGAATCATTAGAAACATTCAAGTTTATAGACTTACTGGCTATTTTCGCTGAAGATACTGGCGTCGATGCGTTGGATATTATAAAATATGATCTTTGGGAAAAGTATGTTAACGATGAGATTCTGGTTGTAATAGAGTCACATGGGAAGATGACTGCCGAATTGCCTCGTATATCTTACATTAAATTGGAGAGAGAAGGAGAGCTTAATGGTGTATCATTTTTTGATGAACTATGTTCTAAGTATGATGAGGACGGGATTTTTGAATCCGTTAGGTACCTCTATGCTGAAAAACCCTGGGTTATGACAATGCTTACTTTTGGTTCTACTCTTTTAACGTCTGTATTGATACAGAAAATTGTAGGTTTCTTTTGTCCCACCTTTGAAAATGTGCAGGAGGAATCAATAAACCATTCCGACAAACTTCGGACTCCCCGCGCTAAAGTTGATTTGACTAAAGGTTCTGCAGCATTGAAAGCCTCTTTGCTTGCTAAAGAACAGGCCGGAGAATACGATTCTAACGGAATGAATATAGCCAAAAGCGTTATGTCTACCAACGGGTATTTCATATATCTAGGAGATAGTTATTTTGGTAGTGTTATGTTTATAATGGGTCGTATAGCAGTTATGCCTATGCATTTTATGCGTCGTATTTTGAGAAAATGTAAAGAAGACAATGAATTTATAAATACAATAGTTTACCTTAGAAAAGCTCCTCCTGACAAGAGGGTTGAGCGTGATGTTGAACTAGTCTGTATTGTTAAAGATATGATAGAAGGAATGGAATTTTCTGAATATTCTATATCACAGGATTTTTGCTTTGTCCAATTTCCGCGTCAGATAAATGAAAAACGTAATATTGTAGAATACTTTCTTCAGGAGTCTGATTTAACTAGATTTGAAAAGAACATTCACTTTACTCTAATGGACCCTTCGATGAATCAGGTTCGTGGTTTAGCTCGTGAACGCACTGGTTTAACTATTGAAGATGATCAAGGAGAAACTCGTACAGTTACACATTCCTACGCTTATTTGGCAACTACTGGTGAAGGATCTTGTGGTTCTGTGTTTTATATACTAAATCCTGTGTTAGCTAAGCGTAAGATAGCTGGTATACACATTGCGGGACACTCTGCTGGTTGGGGATTTTCAACTGTACTCACTCAGGAGGTTATTAAGGCACATTTGGATATGTTCCAGACTCCTATAGTAGATGTTGTTGAAAGTGAAAATGTTGTTTATGAACAGTCAGCTGATTTTGAGCACACTAATTTAGTGTGTATAGGTAGAAGTAGAAAGCAGTTAACTCAAGGTTCAAAGACTCAGATAGTTAGGAGTGAACTCTATAATAAATATGGTTTTAAACCCTTAACCAGACCTACTAAGACTACTAAGTTCTATCGGGACGGAGAATTAGTTGATCCTGTTAAGTTGGCTTTGTCGAAATATGTATATCCTAAAAAATACATTGATGAGGGAGAACTTAAAAAAGCTTCGTCGTGTTATTATGATTTCTTGGAACACGTGTCTGAGATAGACGTTGAACGTCGTCTTTTTACATGGGAAGAAGCTCTTGATGGTCTACCCCTAGATCCAGATGTAGGAGGAATCAATCTTTCTACTAGTTGTGGTTTTAAGATGAAAAATGAGGACAAGGATTTCAAGAAAATTTTGCATGGTTTAGAAAGAGGCTCTGATGCTTATAATGAGGCAGCGAAAGAACTCTTTGCTAAGTGTGATGCGACGGAGGCTATGTACCTTAAAAACGTACGACCATTTTTTGCCTATATATTTTGTTTAAAGGATGAACGTCGTGATCACCAAAGAGTGTTAGAAGGCAAGACCCGTGGTTTTTCTGTCTGTGAATTTGAGTACTATATGATATTCATGCGATATTTTGGTGCTTTTTTCTCATGGATGAAGAAAAATCGTATTTCGAATCATTGTGCGGTAGGAGTGAATCCTTACTCTGAAGAATGGACTCGTGTAACTCACTTATTGTCTCAGTTTGACGAGAACGCTCAAAAAGCGAAGGTAGGTGCTGGTGACTATAAGCATTTTGATGGTAGTGAACAAGAACAGATTTTGCTAGAAATTCTAGATATTATCAATAGATGGTACGATGATGACTTTGCTGATGTGAGGTACATAGCGTGGCAAGAGATTTGCAATTCTAAGTACGTTATACCCGCGCTCCAGGTTATGGCTGAAATGGAAGGTTCTATACCGAGTGGCAATCCTGCTACAACATATATTAATTGTATGTATAATGAGATGGGTTTCCGTTTAAGTTGGCAGAGTTTTGGTTTGATACCCTCTGATTTTTCGAAATTTGTATATGTCCTCTTTTATGGAGACGATAATATCTTTACGGTACATCCCCATTTTAGGCAGATAATTAATGAGATAACGCTGGTAAAAGCTATGGAAAAACATGGGCTGGAATATACTACTGAGTTAAAATCTACAGCGACTGCTCCTTTTAGGAACCTGTCAGACGTTGAATTTATTAAACGGTCATTTGTATACGATCCAGAATCATGTTTGTGGTTAGCACCATTACGTTTGGAAGTAGTACTTGAAATTCCGTGTTGGACTACTAGAAAAGGAGGTATAGATATAACCACCGATAATGTTAGTGCTTCTATTCGTGAACTAGCTCTTCATCCTAAACCTGTTTTTGATGAGTGGACTAAGAAACTTATTGCAGCCTACAAGACGTTTCTACCATTTGCTGGACCCAAAGATCCTTGGTGTACCGATCACTCTATGATGAGGGATCGTGTATCTGGATCTGAATTTTATTTCCCATAGGGAAACACCGACTCGGATAGTCGTTAAAACTGTCCCGGTAATGTATAGCCGTAAACACTTACAGGTGTGATCTGGTAATGTCTTAAGATATTGCTTGCTGCTTGTATATGAAGTCTTAGCTATTTAGCTTACTGCATCACGTGAGACTTTAAACTAATGAGATGTTTACACCCCCAGAAATTAATGAAAATAATTACTCTTCAGAACGAGTTGACGAAGAGCAAACACGAGAGGTAGAAGCTACTACAGCCTTCGTGTCTGATTCTAATGTAGTACTATCAGAAGTCAGTTTACCCAAAACTGTTTCTTCTTTGTTTTATAAATCAAGTACGGATGATTATATGCTTTCTATGAAAACGTTTTTTGAGCGTCCTGTCAAAATTGCCTCTGGCAATTTTGCAGTTGGAGACACTTTATCATCGTTGTCAGCTTTTGCTTATACTTCACCCCATGATTTTATAAACGGAGTTACCCTGCGCTCTAATAAATTAGCAGGGTTTCTGGGTATCCGTGCCACTTCTGTGGTCAAAATTGTTGTTAACGCAACGAGATTTCAACAGGGGCGCTATATGCTGTGTTTTACACCTTTAGCCGGTTCTGGAGCTCAGAATGGTAATTCTGTAGCTTGGGTAGCAGCTCACACTTCTACTCTTATTCAAAGAACCCAATTACCCCATGTTGAACTTGATCTTAATTGTGATACTGAAGTTGAACTTCGTATTCCCTTTATCTCATGCGCCAACTTTACACCAACAGCATCTATCACAGATGCTAATCAGTCTTTCGCCGTTGGTCGATTTCAGTTGTTTCCCTACTCCTCACTCGTTGCGGGGTCTGGTTCAACCACAGCTGGTTTTACCGTATGGCATCATTTTGAAAATGTCGAACTTATTGCACCAGCAATTCCTCAATCCGGACGTTTGGGGTCATCTTCTACTAAAAAACGTAATGCACCTACTGATGTTGAGAAGAAGCAGAACAATTTAGGATTAATCTCTACTCCTATGCAAATTGCTACTTCTACTCTTAATGCGCTGACTGCCATTCCTGGCTTGTCTACGTATGCAAAACCAGCAGCGTGGGTTACAGAACGTTTAGGAAAAGCTGCCTCCATTTTTGGATGGTCAAGACCTAGTGATTCATCAACTCCGTGTCGTATGTATCGTGCTATCATGCCGTTTTTAACAACGGTTGATGCTCCAGATACTAGCGTACCTATGGCCTATTCAGCTCAAAACTGTGTCACATCAGTTTCTGGTTTTAGCGGTACAGACATTGATGAACTTGATTTTAAGAATTTTCTTGCTATATTTTCCTATTTTAAGTCTTTTACTTTTAGTACATCTAATAATGCTGGTGATACTTTAACTAACTTTAATTTAAATCCAAATCATTATTGGAACCAGGTTTCCGGTACTGGTGGTAAGTTGTTCAATCACTACCAGCCTTTAGCTTTTGTTGCTCAGTATTTTGCTCAGTGGCGCGGTTCAATTAAGTTTAGGATTAAGTTTGTTAAGACTGAATTTCATTCTGGTCGTATAGCCATTGCGTTTTCACCTATTGAAGCTGGCATAACAAGTACTACTCAAACCTTTGCTACTAGTGACTATATACATCGTGAGATTATTGATTTACGTGAAAGTAGCGAAATTGAATTTGTTATTCCTTTTGTTTCTTCCAGTCCATGGAAACCTACCTCTGGGAGCAACAATAATATGGGTAATGTTTATATTTATTGTGTTGATCCTTTGATTGCTCCGTCGTCTGTTTCTAATTCTATTACTTGTTTAATAGAAGTAGCAGGTGGTGATGATATGGCATTTTCTATACCAGTCCAGAATAGCGGTCAAATTCCTGTATTTGGAATTGTTCCACAATCAGCAAATATTACGAATAAGCCTAATATGTGTATGTTGGATTCTAGTACTATTGGCGCTTCTAGTATTACCGATTCTATCGATAATAGCGCTTTTTGTGTTGGTGAACATATTTCATCTTTTCGTACTTTGCTTAAGGCTTTC